AGCCTATAGAGTTGCTTGGGCTTTAACTAAAGATCCTACTCTTCGTGTCTTATACATTTCGTCTACTTCTAATCTAGCCACTAAACAATTAAAATTCATTAAAGACATCTTTACCGGAGATAACTACCGTATCTACTGGCCTGATATGGTCCATCCCGATGAGATGAAGCGTGAGAAATGGACTGAGAGAGAAATCTCTCTAGATCATCCTCTTCGAAAAGAAGAGTCCATTCGTGATCCGTCTATCTTCACCGCAGGGTTGACCTCCAACATCGTAGGTCTTCACTGCGATATTGCTGTCATGGACGACGTGGTTGTTCATGGCAATGCTTATACGGAAGAAGGCAGGTCCAAGGTTAAAGACCAGTATTCGCTGCTATCATCTATCGAAACATCCAACGCTAAGGAATGGATTGTAGGTACCCGTTATCATCCTAAAGACTTGTATTCTGACTTACTTGGAATGGAGGTTGAACAATATGATGAGCGTGGAAATGTACACAAAGCTACTCCCCTTTTCGAAAGCATGGAACGACAGGTGGAATCAGTTGGAGACGGCACTGGCGAATTTCTTTGGCCCCGTCAACAACGCTCCGATGGAAAGTGGTTCGGTTTCGACGAGACCATCCTGGCTCAAAAGAGAGCACAATACCTTAACAAGGTTCACTTCAGGGCCCAATACTATAACGATCCGCACGACATCGACTCGTCCCCCATCCAAAGAAGCCTCTTCCAATACTACGACCAAAATTACTTGTCCCGTAGAGACGGAAGATGGACCTTCAAAGGAGAAAGACTGAATGTTGTTGCTAGCGTTGATTTTGCTTACTCTACTGGAAAGAAAAGTGACTCAACATCTATCGTCGCAGTCGGAGTAGACGGTAATAGTAATTTCTACGTACTAGAGATTGATCGTTTCAAGACTGATAAGATTTCTGAATACTTTGACAGAATTCTTAAGATGTACCATAAGTGGGGTTTTAGAAAGATCAGGGCCGAGGTTACAGCCGCTCAAGCTGTGATCGTCAAAGACTTAAAGGAAAGTTACATACGTCCTTTGGGCTTGTCTCTGGCAATAGATGAGTACCGTCCTTCCCGTTGGATCGGTTCCAAAGAAGAACGTATTCTAGCTACCTTGGAACCTAAGTATGCTAACCATCAGATATGGCACTATCAAAGTGGTAACTGCCAGATGTTAGAGGAAGAGTTGATGTTCACCAACCCACCTCACGATGACATCAAAGATGCGTTAGCTTCAGCTATTGATTTTGCTGTCCCCCCTACAAATTTATTCAGAGCACAGAAAGTAAGTATGCCCAACTATAATTATCACGCACGCTTCGGCGGTATTTGCTAATGACATCTCGCGTATTAGAATTCTCTGACATACTACAACCAGATCGTCTGGCCATTCAAATCACAGAGAAGTGGTTAGATTGGGAAATGGGACGTCAACGTTGGAAAGCTGATATTGAGGAAGTCCGGCGCTATGTCTATGCGACAGACACCACTCAGACTACTAACGCACAGACTCCCTGGAAGAACAAGACTACTATCCCTAAGCTGTGTCAGATACAGGACAATCTCTACGCTAACTACACCGCTACTATGTTTCCACAGCGTAAGTGGCTGGTCTGGGAAGCTAATGAACGGGATTCTAATTCAGTACAGAAGCGTAATGCTATTACTAACTACATGTCTTGGGTCATCTCCCAACCCTCGTTTAAACATGAGTTAGACAAAGCCCTTTTAGACTACATACACTCTGGCAATGCAACTGCTACTGTCGAATGGACAGACCGACGCATTGACCAAGACGGTAAAGTTCAGTTCGGTTACGTAGGCCCTTCTGCCCGTCGTATCAACCCACTGGATATTAACTTCAATCCTACCGCAGAGAGTTTTCAAGACTCTCCTAAAGTCGTGCGTTCAATCATCTCTCAGGGCGAGCTTAAGAAGCTTCTCAACAGCCTTAGCTCCGATGAGAATCGTGATGAATACGAAGAGCTGTGGGACTACTTAAAGAAGATCCGTAGTAACGCTGAGACCTTTAATGGTCAGTGGTTTCAACGAGATTCTATTTATCAAATGGATGGCTTCGCGTCGTTCCGTGATTATTTACAATCGGATGCGATCGAAGTCTTAACTTTTTACGGAGACATATATGACTCCGATACAGATACATTCTTAGAAAATCACGTCATCACTGTTGTTGACCGTCATAAGTTAATTGGCAAGAAGCCTAATCCATCCTTCTTCGGCTATCCACCCATCTTCCACGCAGCTTGGCGTAAGCGTCAAGATAACCTGTGGGGTATGGGTCCGTTAGCCAATCTTGTCGGGATGCAGTACCGCCTAGACCATATCGAGAATATGCGGGCGGACGTACTAGACATCACCACAGTCCCTGTTCAGAAGGTCAGGGGTTATGTGGACGATTATACTTGGCAGCCTGGAGAGAAGATTTACGTGTCTGAAGAAGGCGACGTCACTCTTGAGTCTCCCGATGTCAATGTGCTCCAGGCTAACTTCGACTTGCAAAGGTTAGAGCTTAAGATGGAGGAAATGGCCGGTGCCCCTCGTGAGGCTATGGGCTTCCGTACCCCTGGTGAAAAGACCAAGTACGAAGTTCAACGTCTTGAGAACGCATCTGGACGTCTCTTCCAAAATAAGATCAGGCAGTTTGAGGAACAGTTCTTAGAGCCCTTACTCAACGCTATGCTTGAGTTGGCTAGACGTAATCTCGTCGGATCCACTGTAATCAAGGTGTTTGACGATGAGTTTAATGTCGCGTCTTTCCAAGCTTTAACTGTAGAAGACATCACAGGCGTAGGCCGTATTAAGCCTATCGCCGCAAGGCATTTCGCTGAACAGGCTGACTTAATCCAGAACCTAACTAACCTGACTAACTCAGGTCTCTGGCCTTCTGTGCAACAGCATTTCTCCACATACAAATTAGCTAAGATCATTGAAGAGGTCTTCAATCTGAAGGACTACGAATTGGTAGCTAAGAACGTATTGCTGGCTGAGCAAGCTGATGCTCAACGTGAAGCTCAGGCCATGCAAGAACAGGTTGCTATGGAAGCTGGTACAGCGACTGGAATGGGAGAAGACTTTGATATGTCTCCCGATGATATGCCTCCTGGTATAGCTCCAGGCCTCATGCAGGAAGCGCCCCAATAATGTTTATTGAATGGACCAAGAATCTAAAAGACCAAGATGAGAAGTCCAACTTTGAGAATAAGGTTAAAAGCTCAAGGGCAGTCTTAGAACGTTTATCAGAAATCATCGACGATCAAGACAGAGCTATTAACACCACTGAAATATCTATTAACACTTTCGATCAACCTAACTGGGCGTTAAAACAAGCTTACATCCAAGGATATAAAGCACGTGGTAACAAACTAAAGTTATTGATTGATCTGGACCAACAGAAAGAAAGAGATTAATGACCGACAATCTTTTTGATAACAATAACGAACCAGTTATTGATCTTAATAAAGACTTCTTCAGCGAATGGGTTGGAGAAGGTAAGAAATATAAAACACCCCAGGATTTAGCCCGGGGTAAATATGAAGCAGACATCACTATCAAAAATAGAGAGTCTGAAATGGAACAGCTTCGTGAAGAATATAAAAAGCTTTACGAAGAACATATGGCAGCTACTAAGCTGGAAGAGTTGATTGACCGCGCGCAACGCCAGCCACTTGCAAGTCACGAACAAACCCTTAATGTGAACGAAGTGAAACAATCTGCCTTCGATCCTAAGGAAATCGAAAGTCTCGTCTCTTCTAAGATTTCAGAATATGAAACCTCTAAGAAGTACAAAGAGAACTTCGACTTCGTTAGTCAGAAAGTAAAAGAACACTATGGTGAAAACCATAAACAGGTTCTTAAATCACAAATGGAATCTATGGGTCTATCTGAAGATTACGTTAATAATCTTGCTCGTACCGCTCCTCAAGCTTTCTTAAAGCTCTTTGAAGTAGGTCCTCGTAAGACTAACGAAAACTTCCAGACACCTCCCAGGTCTTCTCAGCGGAATGACAGTTTCGCTCCCAGTACAAACAAACGTACTTGGTCTTATTATGAAGAGCTCAGGAAGAAGGACCCGGTTCTATATTTAAATCCCAAAACTCAAAAACAAATGATGGACGATGCTAAGGAACTTGGAGATGACTTCCAAGATGGAGACTTCAAAAGGTTCCCTTATCGCTTCGGTATCTAATCATTAAGGAGACTTAACACAAATGGCTAGTGGACATACTACGCTCACTAACGAGTCATTTATCAGGGATCAGGTATACTCTCGTCAGATTACCTCTCTTCTGTTGGATGACCTCATTGCCATGCGGTTCGTTAACGTTTTGACTGAGTTCCCGGATGGCACCACGTTTAACCTCCCGAGCCTCGGCGAAGCTGAAACTCAGAACTTCGCAGAAGGTCAGGCCATCAAGTACAATAAGCTTGACGAAGGTAACTTCACGTTCTCGTTCGACACTTATAAGTATTCGGCCAACTCCATCTCGGAGAAGTTTAAGCGTGACAGCTTCTGGTCTTCCGACGTCCAAGCGGCGTTCGGCCCCAGGCAGCATCGTGCTCTCATGGAAGCAGTTGAAACGGATATTCTGGCCAAGGGTAATTCCGGTCAGACCGCAAGCAATGTAAACGCAATCAATAACGCTGATCACCGCTGGGTTGGCTCTGGCACTGGCCAGACCATGGCGGTCCTCGATTTCTCTAAGGCTCGTTATGCCCTCACGAAGGCTAACGTTCCTCTGAACAATCTTGTTGCGATTGTTGATCCTTCGGTTGCCTACACTCTGGAAACCTCTCCCAACATCTCTAACATGCTGTCGCCTATGTCGCGCGCTGATGCCATCCTGACCAACGGTCTGGTTACTGGCTTCCGCTCTGCGTATAATTTCATGGGCTTCGACGTGTATGTTTCCAACTATCTGCCTAACGGCATTGCGGAAACTGTTGATGGCAAGTCGGTTACCACTGGCGTGGCCAACTACTTCTTCTCGGCTTCTCCTGGCGACACTCTCCCCATCGTGGGTGGGTTCAGGCAGACGCCCACCGTGTACTCTGAGTTCAACAAAGACCTCCAGCAGACTGAATACCTGACCATCGCCGAATGGGGATGGAAGCTTCGTCGGCCTGAGAATAACATTGTTGTCCTCACTGATCGCGATGTTGTGTAAGGAGATACCAAATGGCATATTTAGATAACACTGGCCTCTATCGCAAGTACGGCACTGAAAAGGCCGTCGCTGGTAAGGGCGGTGAATATGTTACGACCGGTGGTCTCCGTGAAGTTGAGCTCAAGATTGATCTCACCACTCTGACGGCTACTGAAACCATTCTGGCTGACAACATTGTCATCCCGGAAGGTGTTCGTATCGTTGATGTTGAGACCATCACTACGACTGCTGCTGCAACCGGAACGGCTATTGACGTCGGTCTGATTAAGGCTAGCGATCGTACTACTGAGATCGACTATGATGGACTCTTAGCGGCTGCTCCTACGGCCAATATGAGCTCTGCTGGTGAACGTTCTGTGTATCAAGTCGCAGTTACCGTTCCTACCGGCCTCACCGGTACGGGTGCTCTGATCGGCACTACGACTGCTTATGCTGGGCATGTTAGCGCCAGTCGGACCGATGCTACCGCGTTTACTGCGGGCGTCATCGTTCTGAAGATCCGCTACTACGTTCCCTGATTTATTTAAGGATGTGGGGTCTTCGGACCCCCTCCTTTATCAAGGAGATATAGATGGCTCAGACTATCGATCTAGCTGGTAACACACTGATCGTAGAAGACATTAAGGTCGGAGCAACTACTCCAGGTGCCGCAGGTTCCTCGCTTTCTAGCACGGAACTCACGCTTCTGGACGGTGTCACTGCAGGAACAGCAATCGCCTCTAAGGTGGTTACTACCGATTCCTCCATTGACGTTGCAGGTCTTAATGTTGTGGGCTTAGCTCGTATTGATCTGGACTCGGCTACGGCAACTCTTTCGTCTAACGCAGCTACCATTACAAAGTGGTCGGCTGTTATTACGACTGAAGCGTTGTCTACCGCTCACACCGCTACCCAGGCTTTGGTTATCACCAAGACTGGTGTTGCTGCTGGTGACATTGCTATTGCAACGTTAGCCGGTGGAACCAACACAGGCGGTGTTCCGATCATCAAGAGTTGTGTCTGCACGACCAACACTGTTACCATTACGCTTTGGAATGCAGCTACTGCTACCAATGCGTTCAATGGAACTTTCATCATCAATCTAGTGATTATGAAAGCGTAATTAAGCTTCAGGACTGTGGGAAACTTCAGTCCTGAAACTTCTTACACACATGGAGAAATATATTGGCTAATGTCGCACATGCTACGCTAAGTGGCTCGAACCTACATGAGAATAAGGGCGTAGCCGCAGCGACTGATAATACCGTTGCTACTGCCACAATCGGAGCTACGGTCTGGAAGAAATTAGATAATACTAATTTAACTGAATTGGGAAATCCTTTTGGGGCTAGTTTACTGCATGTACAAGAGTTACAAAACGCTGGGGTAGCCTCAGGCACTTCAGGCGCTAATTTAGCATTAAATACTGCTGTTATTAATGAAATAACAGGAGCGTCTTTAGCATCTAACCAAAT